TTACCATTGATGGCGTATGTAAGAAAACCAAGAACGATTCCCATCATTGCCCAACGACCGTTGTACATCTCTTTCTGCTGCATAGGAGAAAAGAGACCCTTACGGTTGTATGATTCTACCACCATTTGGGGTTCCTTGGCAAACAGATTGTTCTGCCCAAGTTCGTTGGTTGTGACTGTCATTTGTTTTGTAACGAAATACTACAGAAGTATATAGGAAATCTTAAGAAATGTCAACAGTCATATTTGAGGACATCCTCATATAAAGTGTTCTCCTTCGGGAAGTTAGAGTTCCGATCTTCTGTAAGAAAAACAGGATCCATTGGGCGATGACCCATCATCAGGGATTTGAATTCAACCCAACGGTCCATGTGTTTCTTATGATGATTAATCCACTCTTGAGCAGATGCCAAGACCTCCTCATAGCACTGACGGGGATCTGTCTTGGTGTCATCATTTAAATACTCAGCAAGAGTATCGTCAAGGCGGTTGCGGCGTTCCTTACGGTACTGTGCATCCCAGTCAACATTAAGTTCTGGGCGTCCTTCAATAGTCATCGGTTTGAATGAAACGACCTTCTAAAGATACCACAGGTCAGAGTGCCATGTCAACCCCCTATCAGGTCTTCATAATGAAAGCAAGCGCAAAGTATGGTGGTCTGTTTTCGTGGTAATCGTCACCACCCTTCGAACCAGTAGTTCTACCAGTGCTGGTTGTGCCAGTATTTGCTCCACCACCACCTTGACCACCACCATTTCCATTATAAAAATCTGTATAACTATGGTTGTGAGATGGCATCTCTGCAACAGTCAACTTGTGAGCAACTGATCCACCAGTATTTCCTGATGCATAGTCACCCGTAACAACACCTGTAGTTGCATCAAATGTTTGTCCGGTTCCAGCATCGTCTGCAGCAGCAACAATAAATTTATTTCTTAAATCCGGTGTTGTTATACCATTTACAGTTTGACCATTACATAATGACCATCCAGTTGGAATAGATGCAATAGATCCAGACCACATAATAATTCCACCTGTAGGGAAAAATCCTAAGGATGGATCTACTTGACTTGTCCCAACTGCTCCATCTGCAATTGCCGCTGAAGTAATTTTAAATGGTGCCATCTCTACAATTCTCTTTCAATTATTTATAACTTATCAAATACAAAAGGACCTTTATTAGATCCCCACAAAAGTTTTTTAGTATTAGGATCTATCCCAGCATCAACAACTTTATATTGCGTCTCAGATAGTTCTGCTTTACTTAATAGTATTGCACCATTATGGATACACCCAGGCACTACAGCACCTCGATAGATTTCATTCTTTTTATCAAAAACAAAATTGCAAATTTTGTTTTCCACAATAATAAATCCGTTATGATAATGAATTTTAACCACTACATCTCTGTACGGTTTCTTTCCTGGATAACTTTGAATTACATTAAAAGTATTTTCATCTATCCTTCTATGCTCAAGTAAGATATGAGCAAAACCAGTAGGATTAGATGCTGCTTGTTTCCAGTTATTATATTTACCTTCAAACCAATTTGAAAATTCCATATTTTTAAGAGCGGGAGATCGGATTCGAACCGACGACATCTAACTTGGAAGGATAGCGTTCTACCACTGAACTACACCCGCAGAAAAGGGAGGTGGTCAGACCTCCCAGGACACATGCACGCCACTTGTTTGTTTTAGTTGTAAACAAGAACCAACCACACGGAAGGGGTCATTTGGATCCACCACTTGCTCTTTGACTGGAAGCAAGAAACCAGGCGGGAGAGAGATCCCATCCGCACCACCTGCTTTTGAGAGAAGCAGGAAACTCCGGGATTGAAGGGGGAACCTTCACCGACCAGTGCTGTTATAGTCCATCCGTGACTATCGAACGAATCAAGCGTATACTCCAGATTCAATCAAATCTGCCTCAACCTGATCGAGAATTACATTGTAATCATCTTCAGGATCATCATACAACTGAATTCCTTGGTCTTCATAGAAACGAATAAGTTTCTGATAAAGTTTAGGGTAATCTTCGTCGAGAACAACGCTGCCCTCGATTGCTGCAGTCAACTTTTTGAGATCGGATTTGAATTTAGAATGAAATTTAGAACGAGACATTTGCCTTAATCGAACAAATAAATTGTAGTGTGGAATGGAGAGTCTTGTCAACCCCCCAAGTCGGAATGACAGGATTCGAACCTGCGACATCTCGCTCCCAAAGCGAGTGCTCTACCAAACTGAGCTACATTCCGTTGATTACCTGATGAATTATACACCCATCAGGCAGTTTTGTCAAGAGTTAAACTCTTCGTTTCTTCGACGGTCAAGATACTCAATAATTTCAGAGCGCCATTCCATCAATTCGTGAAAGCACTTTTGATTATGAGCACATTGACGAAGTTCGTGATCTGGTTTAAGAACACTTTCATAAAAAAGTCCAAGGGCATCTCTACGTTTTTCGTGTTTCTCGTTCATTTTACCTCAAAGTCGAGTTTGCGAACCTTTCGTTTCCTTCGGTTCTCTTGGTATTCTAAGTCACTTTTGCTCAGAACACCAGTGGTTTTTACATTTTCTTCAGAATTGATCATGATGACTTGAGACAGATCAACTGCTGTTATTTTTTCTCCGTCCAACATTACTTGATTGGGACATCCACAGCATTGTGGTTTCGTTGATTTCTTCAACTCTGTATTGCAATTCTTGCAGCGTATTGTTAACATGATTTATCATACCTCTTATATTCTCAAGTTCTATTAATACCTTTTTTAATTTCTTAGGTTTCATTTATTTATGAAGGTAATGGGCGATGAGGGATTCGAACCCCCGACATCCTCCGTGTAAAGGAGACGCTACTACCGCTGAGCTAATCGCCCTGGCGACTCAAGTAGGATTCGAACCTACGACCGACTGCTTAGAAGGCAGTTGCTCTGTCCAGCTGAGCTATTGAGTCTTGAACTCCCTAAGAATACCATAGAGAGAGGGTGATGTCAACCCCTAAGAAAAATTAAATTTCTTAGTGTAATCGTATGCATATTGTTGACGATATCCTTTGATGCCCCAACCTAACCAGTAGTAAGCAGCAACCATATACTGATCAACAGTACGACCAGGACCTTCAAACTCTGGAAGATAACGTTGGAATACGGATTCGTTAATCATGTAACGAGTCTGACCTTCAATAGTAGAAGGATCACAATCATACCTGGCACAAAATTTACCAAGATTGTTATAACGATTTATGCTGGTCCACTGAATAAGACCATACCCCCCGCTATGGCAAGCGTTGTAAGGAACTCGAGCCCCTCCCTCGCATATGTTGGGATGGAAGTTGCTTTCCGATTTAATATTTCCCATGATCGTAGCAAGTGCATTGCGATCTGAGATTCTGGTTTTTGCTTGAAGTTGTTCAAGGACATACTTTTCGTTGTCGTTACATCCAGGACACTTCCAAGATGCCCTATAGGGTTGGACTTCAATAACTTGTGCCTGGGGTTTAGGTTCAGGAATAATAAAAAATAATGAGGTAAGTAAACTAATCATAAGTGAAATAATCTTTTCGGTAGTATCTACCAAGAACATTGCTGTTGTAATATGCAGGAGTACCATCGTCTAAACTTTCTGTTAATACATTGTTAACAAATAGTTGTCTGGTTTCTTCATAGTTACATTTACCCAATGTAGTATGAATACTAAGCATTTCACGCTTAAAATATTCTTTCCCGGTAGTTTTAATTTCTTCCTTTAGTTCTGGACAAGATCCGTAGTATTTTTTCCAATCGGATTCTTGTTTAGTTCTTCGGGCATGTCCTTTCTTTTTACGAAAAGACCAAAAATATTTTCTACCAATATATTTTCTATTATTGGTAGTATTTGTTATTAAGTATACAAATCCATAATACCCATTAATATCTTCAGTGTCAAAAATTTTACCCTGATAGATCCACGGGTTATCATACTCTTTCATAAAATAGGTGACAACCTATTTTATTTATCAATCAGATATCATGTATCTGATTTTCATGATTTGATACTTAAACATATCTCCTAAGGTGGTAGGACCCACCTTAAGAAGCATCCAATCTTTATGTTTTAATTCAGGGTCGGCAAGTGCTTTTAGTTTCCAAGTCATAATTGGAAACCACCAACATCAATTTTATCCTGCTTAATGCCACCAATAAGATAAGACTCAATTTCAGTTTCTTGAGGAGCAACTTGCATACCCTTAGAGGATAACCAATGCTCTGTCCAAGGAAGTGGGTTGGTTTTAGCAGGAATATCGTATTCGGGTTTCAAACCAATTGCCTTCATACGACGATTAGCGATCCATTCAACATAATTGTAAAGAAGTTTGTCATTGAGACCAATCATAGATCCATCCTTAAACAGATGCTGTGCCCATGCTTTTTCTTCATTGACACAGCGTTTAAACATTTCTCTTACAAAAGGTTCTTCTTCTTTAGCAATTTGTTCAAATTCTGGATCATCTCCATCCCTCCACTTGTTGAGGATGTTCTGAGTAATGACAAGATGCTGGTTTTCGTCTCTGGCGATGAGAGAGATAATTTTAGCGGATCCCTCCATAAGTTTGAGTTCACCAAACGCAAATGAGCAAGCGAACGAGACATAGAATCGAATACCTTCCAAGATGTTGACATTAGCAATGGCTCTATAGAGTTTTCGTTTGAGAGACATCCTCTCATACTTCCCAGCATAGTGACCTTCAACTGCTAAC